ACTCACAAGATTGCAAGCAGAACTTCGAAGCATGACTTGAGTCTTTGTGAATTAATCCTTTCAGACAATAAACCAACCATTATATCTACAGGGATGCACGAACACTCAGAGTTTCCATTTGAACACTCAGAACAAATTAAATACCTATTCTGTGTGTCCAAATACCCCACATACTTAGATGATAAAAAACTGGCATTAATGCCTCATTTTAAGGAGTCTGGATATGTAGGGTATAGTGACCACACCATTGGTATTTCTGCAGCGTTACGCGCCCATTCTCGCGGTGCTACAATACTTGAGAAGCACTTTTCGAACAACATTCAAGCGCAGACCTCGCTTGAGGGTGGGCATCTTGGTTCTTTTAACAAACATTCCTTGAGAACATTCGTGAACATTGTAAAACAAATGGATATTATGGAGAGAAACAGTGAATTCTAAAAACCCAGACGTATCTGTCATCATAACAAACTATAACTATGAAAAATATATTTCTAGGGCAGTTAGGAGTTGTTTGAATCAGTCTCATGTTAATCACGAAGTTATCGTTGTGGATGACTGTAGCACAGATGATTCAATTGATGCATTAAAACCTTTTAAAGATCAGATAAAAATTATCTCCACAGGCACCAACGGCGGTGTTGCTGTTGCTGCAAACGTTGGAGTAAAAGAATCCAGGGGTCAGTTCTTTATTAGGGTCGATGCAGATGATTACGTTAACTCTGACATGTGTTATGTGATGAAGACATATCTTGAGGCAAATCACGATGCATTCTGTGTATCTTGTGATTACCTTATGGTTGACAACTTTGAGAACACCCTAGAGAGAAAATATGCAGAAACAGAGAACATATCTTGTGGTATCATGTATCGAAGAGACCCTTTCCTTGCCGTTGGTGGGTATAATGATAAGATGAGACACAGAGAAGAAGAAGAGTTAAGAAAAAGACTAGGACAGGATTACAAAATCCATCACCTTAAGATTCCGTTTTATCGATATAGAATGCACAATACCAACAAAACAAAAGAACCAGAATACAAAACTTGGGAGATTTGAAGTTGTTGGTGATTACAGATAAACAAACAAATCCAGAAAAAGCATATATATACCTCCACATTCCTAAATGTGGCGGAACATATGCCAAGAAAGTCATAAAAAGTACCTTTATGTCAAATGCAGACAATCCATTTTTTGCTGAAACTGGGATGCACGATGGGTTCAACTCCATCCAAGGTTATAGAACTAACAATAAACTTGCTATACAAGGCACGAAACGTCTCAATAAACAACCAGAGAGCGTTAACATTGGAACAATAACAAGTTGTGCATTAAGGGATCCGTTTGAATGGTATGATAGTTATTTTTATTATAAAAAAGATTACGAAAGCAGGCATCACCTTTATAGGGAACCGCTGATTCCTTTGAGTTCAGACGATGGCGGGTACGATAAAGCATTGATAAATTCTTTAGACGAAAAATATGTTGAAAAGTGTTCTCACACTGTGTTACAACAAGGTTTTTGTCCATCAATATGGATGAAGGAAATGGACATTGGTTTTTATACTGCATGGTTTTTGTATATAATTGGTGACCATAAGAAGATATTTGACAATCTTGACAAACTCAGGGGAATAGGGTTGTTGGAAAGTGACTTATCTTTACTCAGGGATGGTGTTGAGAATATAGTGCTTTTTGATATCAGAGACATGGATAAGATGCTAAAAAACACCATGAGTGGGTATTTCGAAAAAGAAATATCAATTGAAAGTGTGAAAAAAGAAAGGGTGACAAAATATAACGAAAATTACATAAAAAGCAATCAAATCTTATCATCAAGTAAAGAGTTGATGGATTTGTTTTTGTGGAAAGAGAGACTTATGTTTAAATATTTTTATAATATAGAGGAGATATAATGAGTAGAAAAATTTTTATTACGGGGTGTGCTAAGTCTGGCACAACTCTGTTGCTTAGAATGTGTTATGCTTTTAAGAATACGGAAGTACTATACCGCAAGGGTTTTGACGGTCACGAACTTCCATTTAATGATTTCATAAACTATCAAAGTGATAGTAAGTTTGTTATTGGGAAAAGACACCCACCAGCACTTCTTAGTAATGTTTTGACAGAAGAATTGGACAGGCAAGGAAAAGAAGTAGTAAAAAACAATATTGCCATTATCAATGTTGTTAGAGATGGACGAGATGTTATTCTTTCTGATGGAAACTATGTTAAACCAAAAAGGTGGATTGAGAGCATTCAACAGAGAAAGAATGATGTATTTGGAAACCTCATTATGGTTGAAGTTAAATATGAAGATTTAATTAGAAACCCTCAACTTGTGCAAACACAAATGGAGGAGGCATTTGGATTAGAATCTCACAGCAAGTTTTCTGACTATCCGGATTATGTAGAAGATTGGGTTTTTGAGTGGAATGTCTCTGTTCTTGCCAGACAAGGAAAGGGCAACGAAACAAATTATGGCAAAAGAAAACTTAGTGATAAAAGTATCGGCAAAGATCCTGAAGCATATAAAGATCTGTGTTCGGATTTAGAGTTACCGAAGTTCGAAAAACATCTTAAGGAGTTAGGATACACATGAGGGCATTAGTTACCGGTCACCTCGGATACATTGGTGGCAACTTTGTGAAGAAATGGGAAGAACGAGGGCATACTTGGGTTGGATACGATTATAGGGACAATCATGAATTTGACCTTGCACGCGGCATAAAAGGACTTTATGTTAATCACCAAGTTAATCCCATAGATGTTGTCATTCATTTTGCGGCAATTCCTAGAGTCGCTTTTAGTGTAGAACACCCCAGATTAGTGATGAATAATAATATTAATTCCACTACCATGGTTCTAGACTGGGCGAAAAAGAATAATGTTCCTGTTGTTTATAGTAGTTCTTCTTCTGTTATCGGAAACGGAGATGGGCCTGCTAGTCCCTATGCTCTTTCGAAATATGTTGGAGAAATGGAAACATTGTTGTATAATAAGTTGTATGGATTAAAGACAGTGGCATTAAGATATTTTAATGTTTACTCTTACGATCAAGAGGCGAACAGTGAATATGCCACAGTGGTTTGTAACTGGAAAAAGTTTATTACAGAAAGAAAAGTTCCATACATTACTGGAGACGGAGAGCAAAGGAGAGATATGACACATGTTGATGATATTGTATCCGCTAACATATTTTGCGCAGAAAGTATAGATAAGGACGACTTGTGGGGACATTGGTATGACATTGGATCTGGACAGAACATTTCTTTAAATGAATTGAAAGAAATTGTGTTACAATATTTTCCAGAGCAAGGATTCGAGTATGTAGACCCAAGACCTGGCGACGTAATGTTCACTGAGGCAGATTTGGATAAGTTTAAAGCACACGGGTGGGAGAGTAGAGTCCCTCTTCAAGAAGGTTTAAACTCTGTATATAGGAAATTGAAAGAGGAGTTAGATAAGTGAAGTTAGGCATTATTGGAAATGGTTTTGTGGGTAATGCAATTGCCCATGCTTTTATTCCAGTTATGGAAGTTAAGATATATGATAAAGACCCTGAAAAATGTTCTGGGGATGGTTTTACGCAAGGACTAGCGGGCGTGGTTAACGGATCTGATGTTGTATTTGTGTGTGTCCCTACCCCGATGCGAACAGATGGAACGATTGATCTTTCAATCGTCGAGAGTGTATTCAGAGACATAGAAAGAGTAAAGCACGAAGAGACAAAACCTGTCTTTGTATTGAAGTCAACTGTTGTGCCTGGAACGACCAGGATGTTAAAGGGTAAGTTTCCAAACTTACAGATTGTTTTCAATCCAGAGTTTTTAACAGAACGCCACGCTAGGTTTGACTTCCTTAATCAGTCAAGAATAATTCTTGGATTTGAAACAGATTTGGATGAGGGTCAAAAAAACTTAACTGTCAACAAAGTCAAAGAACTTTACGACTGTAGGTTTTCTGGAAATAATTTCATAACCACAAATTATGAAACAGCAGAGATGATAAAGTATTTTAATAACTTATTTTTTGCTGTCAAAGTTTCGTTTATGAATGAGATGAAGTTAGTCGCAGAAGAGACAGGCACGATTAACTGGGAAAAGGCACTCCGAGGGTTTGTAACGGACGGCAGAGTCGGCGACTCACATTTGCAAGTTCCTGGTCCTGACGGCAAAAAAGGGTTTGGCGGATCTTGTTTTCCGAAAGATATCAATGCTTTTATCACCTTTGCAGACTCACATGGGTTAGACCTCAGAGTATTGAAGGGTGCCTGGGAAACAAATTTAAACGTAAGACCAGAGAAAGACTGGGAAGAATTAAAAGGGAGAGCAATATCGGATGATTAAGAGAGCAATGTTTATCGGTAGGTGGCAACCATTTCACAACGGACACAAATGGTTGATTAACGAGAAGTTGTCACAAGACAAACCGATTCTAATCGCAGTGAGGGATATCCCACCAGACGAAAAAAATCCCTTCACAACAGAACAGACAGTGAGGATGATTGAAGAAGTTTATAAGGATAGTGATGTTGAGGTCGTCACAATTCCTGATGTTGAGAGCGTAAACTATGGTCGAGGCGTGGGATATGAGATTAATGAGCATGTTCCACCACAGAACATCGGATTTATTTCTGCAACAAACATTAGAGAAGGTGTTAAGGATGGTAATGACTCTTGGAAAGAAAACGTAGATTCGTCAATTCATAATTTAGTAATAGAATATTTGGGAGAATAAAATGAGTGGTATTTTTGTACAGATGACAGGTATGTCTGGAGCAGGCAAATCAACAATGACGTTTAAGGCAGCGTCCATTCTCAGAGAAATGGGGCACAACGTAGAAGTAATCGACGGTGATGAATATCGCATGGGACTTTGTAGTGATTTAGGGTTCTCTAAACAAGACAGGAACACGAATATTCGTCGTCTCGCGTTTGTTGGGAAGGTATTGTCTAGGAACGATGTAATTTGTATTATGTCTGCGATCAATCCTTATGACGATGTTCGCAAAGAAGTGAAGGAAAATAACACATTAGCAAAAACGATTTATGTTAGATGCGATTTAAACACTCTTATTGAGAGAGACCCAAAGGGTTTGTATAGAAGAGCGTTGCTTCCTGAGACAGATCCAGAGCACATTCCAAACTTTACAGGCGTTTCAGACCCTTTTGAGGTTCCGAACGACGCCGACTTAACGATTGAGACAGGACTAGAGAGTATTGACACTTCTGTCAGTACATTAGTTAATTTTATTTTAAAAAATGTAGGAGAAAAGAAATGAAACTATCAGACCAAGCGTTGGGTGCCATTATGATGGCACTTCAAAATTCGCTAATGAGACAGTCAGACATTGTTCCCGTATTGAAGGGGTTTGATCTGATGATGGACGATAAAGAGGAGGTGATTATTTTAAATCCACCAACTATTGACTCATCAGAAATGCTGAATGAAAATATAAACACAATTGGTAGCGACTAGTGCCAATATACGAATACTATTGTAAAGATTGCACTCATACGTTTGACGTGTTTCATTCAATAAAGGATGAATATACAGATGGGTGTAGTTTTTGTGAATCTGAGAATATAACAAGGGTCATTCCAGATCTCGCATATAGTGTTAAAAAAGAAAACTTTAAAACGAAAGCAGGTGATGTTGTGAAATCGCACATCGAAGAAGCAAGTAAAGATCTTAAAGAAGAGAAGAGTAGAATGAAAAGAGAGGAAATGAAATGATTTCAGAAGTATTGTTGATTTTATCGATATTGTTGAATGGGTTTTTGTTGTTTTATTCTGTTCGCCTCGCCAGAAGGATTTATGTAGTTGGAACAAACCTAGAAGCACTATACGGCATGTTATATGCGTTTAGAACGCATGTTGATCAGATACATGAAGCAGAAATGTTTTATGGGGACGCAACATTGCAAGCGCTTTTAGATCATTCAAAAGATATTTTGGAAGAGATGGACAAGTATGAAGACTTGATGCAAATCGTTGGACCCGAAAAGGTGGAAGGGGATGCCGAGGAAGAAGAGTAAGAACTATTATTTTACTAGTGTTCATGAAGAAGCAATTATTGAATATTGCGTAACTGAATCTAGAGAAAAGAGAGAAAAACTTTATATAAAGTATATACAACCTGCCTTTAGTGAGATGGTAGATAAGATTATCTATACCTACAAATTCACTAACATACCAAACATAGACATCTTGAAAGAGGATTGTAAAGTTTGGTTGACAACAATCCTTAGCAAATATGATTCAACACGAGGGTCCAAAGCGTTTTCGTATTTTTCCGTGATTACTAAGCATTGGTTCATACACCAGTTCAAAAAGAACTCTACAAAAATGAAAAGAGAAGTGGCGTATGAAGAGATTGTCAGAGAAAATCAACACGAAAAACTAATATATAACGATGACACCTATCTTAGAGAAAGGGAAAAGTCTGAGTTTTGGCATCACTTGAAAAACGAAGTTGAGCGTTGGTCTGATTCAAACCTGTTTGTAAAAGACAATGAAAAGAAGGTAATAAAAGCAGTAAACATACTTCTTGAAAACGTTCAAGACATAGAAATCTTAAATAAAAAAGCGGTCTATCTTTACTTAAGGGAGATGACAGGTTTAAAAACTAAGCAGATTGTCAATACGCTCAACAAGATGAGAACAAGATATAAGTATTTCATTCTCAAATATGACCGTGGGGATAAATTGTAGGGAGTGATATTTAGTTTATGAAGAAAGATTTAGATAACTTCCTCGAAGATGCAACAAGAAACGTTAACGAAGACCGCGCCGCAACAAAAGTTTTGCTTACCAATTTGATGAAATACATGCAATCAACTGATGACAGGCATAGAGAGGTGGGACTCATCGCTGCGAAGTATCTAGAGACGCTACAGAGATCAAATGAGCAACTTGTGAAGATTGCAGGATTAGTCCAAAGAGCGACTAAGTCTCAGCACGATACATCTATTTCTGACGATGAACGAGATGAGTTGTTCGATTTGATCAATTCGGAGGAAGAATAGAATGTCCACTGATTATGATAAATTTGTACAAAGAGTATCTAGGTTTCTAGGCACACATAACACTAACTCTACCCTTAGAGATGATGTAGTTGTAAATGATGAATTTCAAGATGGCAGTATTCTCGGAACAATGAGTCAAACAAAGGATATCTCAAGTCCAAAGAAAAAAGATGATGGCATATCAGGATCCAGATACGCTATTATGTACAAGTCGGTACGCCTCGATGGACCATTTCAGGTCCAAGACCCTGGGATCGTTGATGTTGTATCCAACCTTAAGCAAGACTTCGAAATTTACTTACATTATGGATTTGCTGCAGGGACTACTGGATTGTTGTCTGACACTAGAAGATTGACTGATGTCACAAAAATGAGTAGATTTTATGAGTTGCTTGATCAAAGCGATTCTCCGACTACAGAGCGTGAAGGACACATCGCACTGGTAGAAATGGTAGGAGTCAATCACGGAAAAATAAAAGAGTTTATGGAAGAGGGGAACCAAGCAGAGTTAGAACCCAGATCTGGGGGTACCGGACCAGTTCAGGGGGGAGGCAAAAAAGTAGCCGACGGCAATGTTTTAAAAATATTTGATATAGACGGCAAATTTGGAAAACCTTTAAACCCTGAAAAACCAAAAGATCCTGATGAGTTGAGGAAATGGAATAGTTACTCAAACAACTCGGGTAACCCGTTTAATATAGATATTGTAACTAAAACAATAGCAGGACAGACGATAACCCTTGCGCGAACCACCATGGCAATATATGAAAAATTTCATAAACTTTTTGACGAGCAGAGAAACCTGATCCAATCCGCAGGCGGATACGATCCCGGTCCCGCAGAATATATGTTTGGCGAAGCCTTTAGAATTAATGGAAGAATGTATGCAGACAATGATCCTAGAAAACGCGCCGCCGGAGGGAGATTTCGTGATGGATTGAGTAGTTATGACCCAGCATACTTTAAAAAGTGGAAAAATACAGGCACCCACACAGCAGGTAACGCATTAGATATGCATATCAAACCGTTCTTTGATGCGGCATTAAAATCCGCCGGTAGTACGCAACTCGCAAAGGAATATGCACGAAACTATATAAACCTTATCGTTAAGTGCGCAATCCTTGCAGGTTTCAAAAGATTCGGTGTAGGTCGTTTTGGGAGTCTTCATATGGACATAGGAATTAGATTAAACGATGACAAAGCGCATGATCAATATTGGGTGTATGATGGTAACCCTGGCAATCTTTCCAAAAACGGTAAAAAAGCAACGATCGGTTATACAAAATCCCGTCAACAAAAACACATGCAAAACGGATGGATGTCAAAAGATTGGCCAACACCTGGCGCGTACGGTTTCAAACTAGATTTCTTAGACAATTGGGACCCCCTTCAACACAAATATGGACCAGCAAATTCTTCAGTGCTGGAAGCAGAAGCAGAAACACCACCAGCAGAACCCGCCTCACCCACAGAACCTACAATGTCCACTTTGTCTGAAGGAGGAGGTCAAGAAGTTCCTCTTGTGTCAAGCGATGACGGTGACATGAGCGGTGGCGGAGGTTCGTACCCGTGATAGCATACGTACACATAGTTCCGAATGGATCATACAATATAACTCTTACAGACCCAGACACCAATGAAATCCTGGATAAAATAGTACTATCAGGACAAGAAGAGTATGATGCGTGGAAACAAGGTGCTATAAACTCAGGCACAGAAATAGAAGAACTAAACAGCACAGGGTTGATGTCAGAACCAGATCAATCAAGTTCTTCTCCTTCGTCTGAATCTCCAACATCTATACCCGATCTGCCAACCACCGAGGCAGAGACTGCGACATTCAAAGAGATATTGGAGAATAGAAACCTTTTTTATGGAGCAGGCGACGCCACCCTTCCAACAAGTTCACCCGCACCTGCTACCGTGAAGACTGATGACTCTGGTGTAGAAGAGGGTTCGCATGATGATGAAGAAAAGAAACTTGGAGTAAATCGGACACCTTCCAGAACCCAAAAAAATAGAGATCAAGTAACAAGGAATAATAAAAAATCTTCCTTAGATAAAGGCAGTTTCGACAAAGATCAAAAGAAAGCATCACAACAAGGAAACAACTCAGGACTTGCGAATAGTGCCCTATATGAACCAGTGCCAGAGTTCAAAGAGTGTCAAGGCGATGTTGTACTTAACGGAAGAAATAATCAATGGTTGGTTTTTGGAAGAGACAGACCCGGTGGTTATAAATCTGGTTACGGACCAGGACAAGGTGACACGCAAGCAGGCGCAATCGATCTTGTTGTCGGCCGAATGTCTCCGCACGTTAATAGCAGAGACAGAGATGGATCAAAGGTCAGAGTTGCTCCAATATTCAATTATGATACATTCCAGGGCAAGCAGGTCTGTGATGCATCGCGAATCTACATCTCTCAAAAAACAGACATGGATAGCAATTTTCATTTGGTCCCTGGCAGGATCGGACGTTCAATATCCCGTGCAGGAATTGTTTTGAAATCAGATGGTATACGAATAATCGCCCGAGATTCAGGTATAAAACTTGTGACACACTCAAGACAGTTAATGAATTCTCAAGGGGGCAAAAGTGCAAAGGCACCCTCTGGTATAGACATTATAGCAGGGAATGATGATGCAAACTTGCAACCAATGGTATTGGGAGATAATCTTGTTATGATGCTTAGAGAATATGGAGAAACACTAAACCAGGTTATTGGCACCGTGACATCTTTGATAGAGAACGTTGCCAAACTTGACGTTGCACTAGCAACACACTTCCATCCGCAGTCATTTCCTGCTGGTGTGCCTAACTTGCCATCGCCGGTTCTTGCACCAGTGTGCGCTGAGTCTTTGGTAAGGTTGGTTTCTTTGGACACTTTCTCAACATTTGCAGAGAAGTTCAAGTTAGAAAAGATAAATAAACAATACTTATCTTCAGGTGGCGTACAATCTATCAGAAGTACGTTCAATAATGTGAATTAAAGTTATGGCAGAATATTCATTTAAATTTAAGTTAAGAAACGGTGACGATGAGCTATATAAGTTCTCCGTCCCGCAGAATCCAGGTGACTCTGGTCCAGAAGTTGAAGTCTTAAAACTTTATCTTGAAGTAGATTCAGTTCCTGGTGAAAGTCACGGCACATTTGATACGGAACTGCAGTCTAAACTTCGTGCGTGGCAGTCAGAGTATTTTGATGATATCATGGCAGAAATGCCTGACGAGGAGATCCCAGAAGGCGAAGCAAGGTTCATCGCAAACCAGTTCACGGAACAGGGATCTCTCGGAGATCTTACCTTTAAGGCAATGATGCGTAAGGGGTTTGCTGTTGCTGCAAAACAGTATTTTGAATCTGAACATTACTTGTTGGTAAGGGAAGACGATATAGATGAGTTGTTCGACGATTATGAGTTCCCAACAGGGAACGACGAGACTCAGAAACCGCCGACCATAGTCGGAAATTACATCGAATATAAATACGTTACGAAATATACAAAGCAGGACTTTGAGCAATCTTCAATGGTTTTAGAAAACAAAGAAGTTGTTAGAACAATGCTTAGAAAAGCAGTGCTTGCGGTTTTTGATTTTTACAATAAACCAAAAACTTGGAACGTCAGCGGTGCACCAAGACCAGAGTTGCCAGAATCTTTAAGTGGTTTGTATAAAGATGCAGAACACTTAAGGGTCGAATATGAAAAAATACTAAAAGCAGTAAAAAGAATCGACGACACTGATACTTTTAGGGCAAGGCAATCATTTACATTCACTGTTAATGAGCAGACGCTGCAAGAACAACTTGATCAATCGACTGTTGAAGTGGATGTTTTGTTTGGACAATCAATGAATGCGGGCGCTCCTACGAATTTTGCTTCAATAAAAGAGATATCTCCACCTGGATTAAGACCTTCTGCTACCTACAATCTTGTTATAAAAGTTAGGCGAGACCTGTTTGAAGCAATCGAAGGTGGAAATATAGACTTATCGGGACGCACTGGCGGCACCTTCGATGTCACGAATCCTGACAACTACCGCAAAGCAGCAAAATCATACAGAGATACAAAAAAGAAAGCACAACGACTATGGAAAAAGGCAGGGAAAGTAGGATCGATATTAAACAATCCGTCTAAACTTACCCCTCAAATTGATAAACTTGCAAAAGGGCAAGCAAGAAAAGCAGCAAAAGCATTGAAGGGTATTGGTAACAATGCTTGGGACCAAGCAAGAACTGGACAAGGTGGTTTAAGCGAAGCAGAAAGGCAGAGAAGGGCACAAGAGGCAACGTCTACACCAAGACAACCAAATAGTAATGCTGGATTTGTGTCTATTAAATTAAATGAATTTCGTGACATTATTGAAACTGTTGCCAAAAAAATGGAAGAATACCATTCCGATGTAGAAAAGTTTAAGCAAGAGAACAGTAAACCAAGAAAAAACACGAGTCGGTTTGAAAAGACTTACAATCCCATAATACCAGATATCAATCCTCGTGAAGAAGCGAGGAAGTTGAGAGAGGTAGTACCAGCACTGGAAGAGTTCTTTGAAGTTAATGGATACCAACTTGGCGCAGGACCTACAGATACATCAGAAATAAACATAAACTTCGACGAGGTGAAACAGGTTGTGTATAAAGATCGACAAGATCGATCTCTACAATTGGATACTGGGGTTGACCTCGAAGGGGTGACTGCCAACCCGACAGAAGAAGGGTTTGAAGAGACCGTGGGATATGAGATCAGTTGGGTCGCGGTAACAGGACCCATTGTAGAACCAGAAACCCGCGACCAACTGAATGCTGGTACTAATCTTTTCAGTGCGGAGCGCGGCAAACGACCTTTCATATATCCAACTACGATGGGGTATCTATCTCAACTTGACAAGATAGAAAAAGACGTGATAGATAATCCTTGTGATGATCTTGCAGAGGGCAACCCTGCACTTGTGTTCTTTTCAAAATGGCACTATCCAGAACCGTCTTTTAACTTTAACAAAAAGGCAGCAAGCGGTATTAATATTGATGCGTCTGTGTCAATCCCCACAAGCAACATGAACAATACCGGAGAACCAGGTGTTCGAACCTTATCCAGTGTATCGGACATTTTTGATAAGTCTATACTGACAGCGAGAGAGGAATTTGCAGAACAGAAAGCACTAGCTAGTGATAGTTTCGATGCTATAAAAGAATCTACACTTTTTGAAAAGAGGGGCAGAGTCATCGAGACGGGTGATGTTTATCCAGAGTTTGGCAAGATACCTTGCGACATAGAAAAGATGTGGGAAGAGTTTATCAATCAGTGGGACATGAAGTTAATTATGTGTGATTTGAGGAAGTGTATTCCAGGATTGCCGCCCTTCAACGCAAAGTTCAACTTTAAGTTGCCACTACTACCAGATATTCCATCGTTTGACCCGATGCACTTTGTTTTGCCTCAATTGAGGATATCATTAAATGATATAATCATGTCTTTTATTTGCAAGTTTATTCAAAGTATACTCGACACAATAAGAAAACCAGACTGTACAGATTTGATAAGATTCGGTCTTGCGGCATTCTCTGAGTTGCAAGATATGGCAAAAGATGATCCATTTGCAAATGCCCAAGAGAAGGCAAGCACTTTCGAGAAAGCAGTCGATACGATCGCAACGATGGGCGTCTCCGGACCAGCGCTTGGTAGAGACTCTGAAGATGTTTTAGAGGCAGTTAGCTTGGCGCTCACTCCAACAGAACTGTGTGATTTGCTGCAAGGCAGAGCATCTGATGATGTTTTATCAATCGTCTTGAGAGTTATACAGTCTTTAACTTCTAATCTAAAAGAATACCTAAACACAATTGACAAGGTAGAAAAGTTTTTTGCAACCCTCGGAACAGTTGTTGATCCATTTATTTGCGATAGAATCAGAGAACTCAACGATATTGTCATCGCACAAGAACTGTGTAGAGACGATCAGGATTTAAGAAAATTATTACAAGACGCAGGCGCATCTGACGGGCAAATCAAGAGTGAACTAGATGCCCTAAACCAGAAAAGAAAAATATTAAACGATTTGTCCAAAAAGGGAGACTTTTCTGGTCTGTTGCCTGGCATGTCAGCGCAAGAGTTGGCAGATGCAGGAATACCAGGACCTTACGGCAACCCATATCAAGACAAGATGGTTAAGTTGGCAGTCAGTTCTGTATTGACAAATGTTAAATCTTACTTTGACTTGGAGATTGGAGCATTTCCTGATAAGATTATAAAAGAAATACAAATACTTGTACAACCTGGAGATGAAGGTTTCAACCAGTTAGACCACGCCAGGTTTATTCATTACAGTCACATGTTGCGCCAGTTGGAAAGATCTCCGCCCACAGAGGAAAATCCGGAAGGGTTCCCAACAAGAGAGATAACCAAGGTTTACAACAAGCAGTATATGCTTAGTGTGCTTGGTCAATCGAGATTTGAAGCATATGGCAGAAACGTCACTCCCGATGAACTCTTGGAATATCTAGGTGTTTCAGAAGAACACATTCCGTTTGTTAACGTATTTCCTGTCGACAGTGGTTCAGACGTTCTTTCGCTTGAAAAGTTTGCAGAGAATGTAGAGAAATATGTTGTTGGGTATATAGAAAAGTACGGAAGAATAGAATACGAAGTATCTAAAAAACTAAAAGACATACTAGAAACAGACCACAGTACAATCGCAAGAAAAAGACAAAGTAGAGGCACAGCAGACGCATACAGAGAGTTTCATGTGAGACTTTCTACCGAAGTATTGGATCAGTTTCCTGTGGACTTAATGGGGACAAACTTGCAAACAGCAGCAACGTCCGTCGGTATTGCAGACTTGCCATTTTCAGATCGCAACATAAAAGATTGCTACAGGTTTTCATATTACGTTCCTGGTCCTGGATCAGATGTTCTTGTAACTAAGGTTTATTCCGAAGATGTTCCACAACCATACATTGATATGAGGTCAGATGATTTGGACGTGGTGTCTGACACACACAGGGACAAGTTACTGAGACCTGGCGGTTTTGCTGCTTACATGACAGAGAAATACAGGCAGTTAGCAAATGGCGAACCTCTTCGCAATTCTTTTGATTCTTATAGCGATTCTAGTATAATCGCGAAACTTCAAGGGTATGTTGAACCCTCAATACTAGAAGAAATGTTCGAAGGAAGTGTGTCGTTATACGAATCCTTAGTAGATTCAATAAACTTCCAAATGTCAGAAATGACAACTAAGTCAAAATACTTTGATCTCGAAGAAGTCCTTGATATGGAAGAATCAATGACCTCTGAGTATCGAGTAGAGGGTCGAGGCGCTAATGCATGCCATGTAAAGAACAAGAAAATATTTGATTTTGAAAAGTTAGTTGAAGGTTTTGTCAACAAGTTTAAAGAGATTGCAAGCAAACCAAAACATGACCCATCCAAGAGAGACTTCAACAAAAAAGGTCCTCTTGAAGAGTCTATGATTGAAGCACTGTTTAAGTTGTATGTAGACTTTTGCTGTCTGGAACTTATGTTAAAAGGTATCTTCATGCTGTCACGGCTGGGATCAAAGAATGTGTTTGATTCTAAAATGATGATAGATTATGTAACAGATTCTGTGATTGCAGAACTTGAAGGTGGATTGTTGGGTGTTGATACATCTAGAGAGTTCGGAAAGATAATCAGATCAATAGCAGAAAAGGATACCACCAAAGAGAGTATTAGATCCTTGGTGGTTAAGAACATAGATTTAAAAGAGATGAGCGAATATATGGAAAGTGTATATGAGTCGCCAAACTCGTCTTTTAAAGAAAAGTTCTATAATGATCTGGTTGAAAACATTAAAGATGTTCCAAGCAATTCTGATTATCCCACGATAACAATATATTCAGGACCGCCAGAAGGTAGAGACCCCGATGAAGGGTTTGGTGGATACAGAGACGTGCTTGTTGCACCTAAGTTCCCAAACTTGTATGACAGATTTGCATTTCGTGGATATTCCGAAGAAGTGATTCAAAAGAAGATGAATTCTGGACACTTTTGGGTAGAAAGGTTTTACAGGATAAAAGATTACAATTCTTTCAGGGACACGTACAATGAGTTGGTGAACCTTGTCAGAGATCTTCCAGGCAAGTCCAGATTACGTGCCTTGAATAATGACCATGCAGAGTACATCTCTGGTGAAGATTTAGGTAGTATTTTGTTTGGATACCAAGCAACTGAAGATAAAGACAGGTATGAACAGTCACTAGAGGAGAATCTGGAGAGAATAGGTCAGTATGATGAACTAAATCAAGAACGTGCACAACTCATGGCGGAGCGGGCCTCTGCTGACATTAACGGTAGTCTGTTTTCACAAGAGAAGCGAGACAGGATAGCAGAAATTAATCAATTGATAAACGACTTTGATGAAAATGCATCAAGTAGATCAGGCATCTTATCAAATATGTCCTTCAGGGAAACTAGACTTGGAGCGTTTACTTTGTCGAACTCTGGTGCTGTTGGTAGAAGGATAAGTGAAAAACAGATTGAAATATATAATCATTTAAAAGGCAATCTTCAATGTGGAATGAGATTAATGTATGGACACAAGGTCGCAAGATCGGAGATAGCGCCTACTGGAGTTTCAGAAAATGTAGTAGAACCAGATGAGATTTATAAAGATTTAAGGTACGACTATGATGGGAATGTAGGACTTCAGGACGGAGATACGACAGTCTTTACAAGAAAGAAAGCATTTCTTGGTCATGTAGACAACGAACCTATAACAAGCACCGCAGCACTAACGGACAGTATTTCTATTAACAACAATTCAGTTTTTCAAAACTACGCAAAACATCTTGTGGCTCGACAGAATGTAGAATTGAGTGGCGAGTCCTATGCGTATGAAGCACCCACAAGGGTGCCGGAATCCCTCAAGAAAAGTATGGTCTATTCCATACCAATGGATGAGGTTGTTAGGGATGTGGATTGTTTTGACGAATTGTTTTCCGACTTTGAAGAAAGAACGCAAGCGGCACTTAATCCACTCCTTCAAAGATTTGAGGACAGAATTGTACAATTACAGAGTGAAGAAATCGAACCAACTCTCACAACGGATGAACTTAGAGACATCAAGGATAAAGAGAGAATTATAGAGGAAATAAGACAAAACCAAGGACGGGTTGTCCCTATGCCACCACCAGAACCCGACTTCCGGTATCCTGACAATTATCGCGAAGGCAGTGTAAACGCTGCGCTGCTTCAAATTTCTGCAATCCGTAAAGTTGCTTACGATAGAGAAATAGAACCACTGGTAAGACAAATAGAAACCATCAGGGCAGAGATCAGATTGGAGGGATTCCTTCCCGCTGTGGATAGGGGATTAAATCTTGCACCGATAACCCAAATAAGAAGAGACTTTTTAAATCGAGAGTTGTTTTTCAAATATGAATCTCCCTTATCCTTTGATCTTCTTTCCATTGAAGAAGTAGAACCAAATAAAAAAGTAGTTGTACCATCATCTGAGGATGGAGATTATATGAAAGCACACCGGGTTTTGTTTGATTTCTTATTTCCTATGGACAGATATTCTTCCATTCATTTGCTTCAGAACGTAAAAGTGTTTGAAGGGGACAACAACGTATCTGATATTTTGACCGCAACCAAATTGTTTATTGTGCAAAACATGCTGGCATATGAGGGAGTGGGAGACACGAAGGTTGATGGACCACTAAAACCAGGAACCGTAGATAACACAAAGAATGTTTTAAACTCTAATGTCGGGTCTACTGTGCCAAGCGTGAGTGATATAATGAGAATGATAGCGGAAGCAATTGGATCCGCAGCTGCTGCTGCAACCGCCGCCGCTATTAGAGACATAGCAAGTCAAGTAGATCCAGGATATAGAGATATGAGAAAGGGATACAAAAAAGACCCTTGCAGTATGAAGACCGGTCTGCGCAATAGACTTGTTAGTAAATCTAACATTGGAGATTTTAGCGGTAATCTACAAGATGGGTTTGGAAAGAAAAATGGTTGCAAACAGTATGTACCAATAACGCAGTTTCCTGCAGATGTAATAGAAGCAACCTTGTCATTCGACGCACCCTCACTTGCTAAGGCAACACTTCACCTTGCTGGGACATTATCTAACAAGAAAGAGAGGTATGGATATCCATTCACGCCATTTGGCGGACTTGCTTTGTCAGTAAGGGAAAACAAGGGCGAAAGACACAGTAAGTTGAAAAAAGATAACTCATGCGAGGATGGTTGTGAGACAAAGGAACTAGTTAAACCAGAAGGACTTTGCGAGGACGAATAAAAAATGTATGGAATAGGACCAAAATTACCGATAAGATTCACTAAAGAAGCAGCACCGCTGAGTACCCAGACGATCACTGAGAACACAAAACAGAACATGAAAAATCTTTTGCTAACATCACCCGGTGAAAGAGTCATGGACATAGACTTCGGCGTCGGTCTCCGAAGGTTTTTGTTTGAAAACAACACCCCAACGGTTCGTGCAAGATTGGAGTCTAGAATATATGAGCAAGTAAGTAAGTATATGTCTTTCGTTAGGATAACAGAGTTGGAGATAGTTTACTCGGACGACAATCCAAATTTAATTGACATAAAAATAAGATTCGATATTAAGAACATTGCCTCAGATGAAATATTGTCCTTATCATTGGACCCAAAAATAACTTCTTAACTATTTAATATTGAGGATTTTGACACATGGCAAAAAAGAAAATACCCATTTCATATACGAATCGAGATTTTAATTCGATTAAATCTGCACTCTCCGAGCATGCGAGGAGGTATTATCCGGATACATACAAGGATTTTAACGAAGCATCTTTTGGGTCTCTGATGCTAGACACTGTTTCTTACGTTGGCGACATGCTTTCTTTTTATCTCGATTATCAGGCAAATGAAAGTTTTTTAGAAACCGCGATAGAAAAAGAAAACATCATAAATTTATCTAGAAATATGGGATACAGATACAGTGATTCGATCACTGCGTATGGAGAATGTGACTTTTTTGTAACCATCCCTGCGGCATCAGCAGCGCCTGATCTGACTTATGCTCCAATATTGAGAGCAGGAGCGGAGATATCGAGTCAAGCAGGGGGAAGATACACCCTAATAGATGATATCGACTTTTCAAACCCGAACAACCTTGTTGTAGTGTCCGCCGTAGATGACGCAACAGGATCACCAACCAATTTTGCAATAAAAGCAACGGGACAAATAAAATCTGGATTCGTAGAAGAGACATTTGTTGAGGTAGGAGAGTTTAATAGATTTAAGAAAATCACAGTAAGTGCAGAAAATATTTCTGAAGTCGTTAGTGTTGAGGATGCTGAAGGTCATCGATATTATGAAGTTGAGCATTTGTCACAAGATGTTGTTTATGTTAACGTTTCGAATAGAAATTCAGATAAACACAGAGTGAAAAATATTTTAAAACCTTTATCGGTGCCAAGGAGATATAGAACAAACTTCTTACCAGGAGCAGTTGAGTTGCAATTTGGACAGGGAAGTGACTTGGAAATACTCTCAAGTTCTTACGTTGATCCATCAAATGTTGTGCTACGGCAGTTTGGAAAAGACCATGTGTCTGATACTTACCTCGATCCAACTAACTTTACTAGAACAGAAAAAATGGGAATATCTCCGGCGAATACGACACTTTCAGTAAAAATTAGAAGAGATGATATCGAGAATGTCAATGCCTCTAGCAATTCAATACTGACCGTAGTATCTTCTGAACTTCAGTTTGATGACGAGAACTCGCTAGTAGATACAAAAGTTACCGCAGTAAGAAGTTCGATCGAGTGCAATAATGAAAACCCTGTCGTTGGAGATTTATCTCTTCCAGATGAAGAAGAAATAAAGATAAGGGCAAGGAACTCCTATTCCGCACAAAACAGAGCAGTAACGATGCAAGATTATGTTACTATGACATAT